GCGTTGCTGGAGTACCGCTGTCTCTTGGTCACGAACAGCCGTCTCTTGGCTCTTGAGCCGACGTTCACGCTGATCTAAGGCTGCCTCACGCTCTTGGGCGACACGGAGCCGTTCACCCACACCGACCTCACGCTGTACCAGTTCACGCTCACGCGCGTCCAGTTCCTCCGTCCGCACCTCTTTGCGTGTCGAGGCATGACGAAGTTTCGTCTCCAGCACCGTAATCTCATCCTCAATGGCTTGGCGCTGCTTCTTGACTTTCGCTAGGCTCTGTTGGTGGGCGTTGTCGAGATCCTCAGCATGTTGCTCACTAGCCTTACGGTCACGAGCGATCTGCTTAACGACCTGCTCGTGTTCACCACGTACCGCATCCAGATCACGCTTGGCGGCGGCGATGGTCAGTTCGAGCGACGTGTAGCTCTCGCGTAAGGCGCCGAGCTTGGCTTCAAAATCCAGTAAGACTTCCCCCTGTCGATCTGCCACAATCTGTGAGCGAATCGAGGGGCGTTGTTCGTTAGGCATCGTTACCTCCCATTAGTCTGCGCCTCCACCGAACCACCAGTAATAAAATTTTCCGATAATGGGTACACGGCCCCAAATCCGCATGTCAGGCAGTTCTTTCTCTTGTACAACGTCCTTATACACATCATCAAAAAATGGTACAGGTGGCAACACCGATTGCATCACAGCGGTTAGCAATCCATCCTGACGGGCTTTGTAGATCTGCCATTTGCTAAAGCCCATCAGCTTCAAGATGTTGTCCATCACTAAATCACTCAACCACTCATCATCTTCTCTAAATCGTCCGAGCAGTAAGTCCTTAATCGCATCAGCCGTCATGCCTGTCAGCATCAACGCTGAGGTTAAGCGTATAAAATTCTGGAGTCCTGCCTTCGGATCTGTCTGAATCTGTCTGAACACCTGATTGTGGTAGACATCCAATAGCTTCAATGTGTATGTTTTGAGCATGTAGAATATGCGTAGATTGCCACCGTTCAAGTAATATTCTGGCATCTCTGACAGTGAGATCGGCTGCACGTCAGCTAACTGCGAGAACATGAGGTACTTGACATTGGTCGAGAGTTCGCCGTTCTGCAAATCTTGTATCGTCGCCTCAGTTTCGTCACCGAATATGTCAATGATGTCTGCGCGGAGCTTCGCTGGATTGTTCCGCGCTAATGTTGTATAGCGATCATACGCGCCCTGGATAATCGTTTCTTTCCCAATCGCATCAATCCCCTCTAAGCCGATGGCCTTAAAGACCATGCTCACCGCTTTTGACGACGTGTCCTCCCCTGCAAACTCTTGGGCGATACGATCAATGCCTAGATCCTCTTTCGTTAAGACCTTTTGACCTGTGAGCGTCTTAGCCAGGGCTTTCGCTGTTCCCCAATATCCATTCTGGTAGATGACAAACGCAAAATCACCAATCTGTGTAATCGCAGAGATCGGTGATCCCATCGAATAGATGTAGGAGAGATTCTTGTAGAGACGCCACATCCCATGTGTACCGCGCTGCTCCAGACGCGCCTTGAGTATCGAACGTAGATCAGACTCATCTTTGGCGTCGATCTCGTTACGCTGCACCAGCCCGTCGATGTACGCACCTATACTGTCGTCGATCTTCTCACCGTTGGTGCCTAAGAGTTCGCGTGAGGCAATCGCAATATTCATCGCTGAAATATAATCAATGAGTGCGCCCGATGAATCTTTGTAAAAGCGATTCATCTCAGGTGTCAATGTTTCGATGAGACGGTCTTTGACATTGCCTGGTAGTGTCAACTTAATCTGACCACGCGACGTACCACGAATGAGCTGGTTGACAAACATGGCACGCTCATCTTCGTCTAAACGATACCCCTGCTCTTTCTCTTGTCGTGCAATGGCTTCGGCGATAGCGCTCCACTGTTCAGTGCCGCGCAAGTACGCCATAAACCCACTCGCATCCTTCACACGACGCGGCCAGTAATCTTGTAGGTAGCCCACATCAATGCCTGCGGCTTCTGCGCGTGCATGTAACGCATCGAGGGCGGCTCGTGTTGATTGGTAGGATTCCGTGAGTCCGTTGGCTCTGACAATTTGATCCACTGTCTCCGCGTCACGATTCTTGAGCGCGAAGTCTAAGTCAGCATATTCCTCACCTGCAATCACTGAGGCTTCTTTCAAGAATGATTCCACTTTCCGCAAATCTTCCTGCGTCTCTATGTTGGTCTGGAAATCGAATTGCCTGACCTTATGCTTCAACCCCTCATTGATCTTCGAGAGGCGTGTGGAGATAGGCACAAAGGCTTTGTCAATAAACTCTTTCGTGTCCTGACCAATGCGTGACAGTACGCCTTGCGGCTGTGCGGCAAGCGCACGGTTACGCTCAAACGGATCTTCGGGCGGCAGGTCAGGATCGCGGTCACGCGGTGGTGGCTCTTGTGGTGGCACAGGTGTCTGCCCCTGGTGTGCGGACTCCCAGAGGGCGGTGAGTTCAGCTTTTATCGCTTCACCTGAAGTCCAATCAATAATCGGAATTTTCTCTACACCTAACTCTTTATACGCCATCAGCCTATGATTTCCGTCATCAACATAATAGAACTGTTTTTCCTCTGGAGAGCTTGTGTCAAAGACAATCGACACCAAAGGCTTCTCCCCTGCAAGAATTTGTTTCTTAAAATACTCAACCGACTTTCTGCTAAGTGGTGACTCGTTGTAAATCCCTGGCGTTATGTCGGAATTTTCACCGAAGAATCTTTCTGCCGACACCTCTATCCCTGTTGTCAGCTTGGTATCGTCTATCCCTAAGCTACCTGCTTTTTCCACAAACGCCTCAGCCGTGTCATACGTGAGGGCTTCCTGTGCGAGGGCTTGCTGCTCAGGGGCGATGCCTGGGATGTCGGGTGTGGTCTGGGCTTCTTGTGCCAGTTGCGCCTCTTGCTGGGCCTCTACATGCGTCTCTAAGATGGTGTCAATCGCTGGGCCAGCTTGTGCCATCTCACGCGCGACGACTGAACGCATCTGGTCGATCTCTTGCGGTGACACGCCGTCACGAATCGCGGCTTTGATCTCTGCATCATGCGCCCGACCACGCCCAGAGGTGAGGCCGCCCATCATACCGCCAGCACCAGCACCACCGATAAAGCCTTCGACCATACCCTCAGTCAGCGAGCGTGTGCGGTCATAGCCGATACGAGCGATTGAGTTATTCCAGAGGGCTTGTGCGACTTCCTCACCCCCTTCTTGGAGCATGCCTACAAAAATGTCTGTGCCGATCTTGCCTGAGCCACCTTCGAGCCAGCGTGTCAACGGTACAGTTTCTAAGATGGTCGTACCCACGGTAGACCAAAACTCACCACGCAAGGCCACCTCACGGCTCGCGCCCATCTCCAATGCGCGTGTACCCTCACCAGCGCCTTCGATCATCCCTAAAAACATGGCTCCTGCGGTGGGTGATTTCGTGGCGAAGGTCAATACCGTTGCCGCCCCTAATGATGGTATCGACTCCATCACCAATGAGACACCACGAATCCATGAGGGATTCTCCATAAATGAGCCACGGAATATTTCAGGATCTGGCGCTTCAAAGCCTGACTGCTGTTGTGCCAGCCAGTAATCCTCAGCGGTCTTGCCCCACTTGACGAGCGTGTTACCAATGTCTCGGTTGATGCTACTGACCATCTCTGATTCTGTGTAGGCAGGCTTCCACCATTCGGTATTCGCCTCTGCCTCCAGCAAGAACGATTCGCCCCTCATCCGTAGCCAGGCTCCTACCCCTGCGGCAAACCCCTCTAGACCACGCACACCAGCCTTTGAGCCTTCCTGTAGCGTCTTTTTGATACCTTCCTGGGCGATACCCTCCACCAGCGCTATTTGTCCACTGTAGGGCGTATACTTAGCAAAACGGCTCACCTGCTCAAGCGGCTGGTCATACCAGCGTTGGCGAGGCTGCTTCAAGACCTGTGTGTTAATCTGCTCGAGCGTCTCATCGGGTGAGAGGTCGCCAGGCACCTCGACCACTTGGTCAACATCCTCCACATAGATCATCTGTGTGGGTGTGTCTGATTCATCCACCGCGTAAGCAGCAAACGGATCGTCCACGGCAGGCTCAGGCACCGCATATGCGGCAAACGGATCATCAGCCACCGCTGCCCTCCTCTATTGCTCCTGCGGTCTTTAATTCCTCAACTTTCGATTCGGGTACTTGAAGTAATCGCCCATCTGGAGCGCGGAGATTGACCATACCTTTCGGCGCTGGTGGTGTCACCTTCGCATCGGGCTTGAGTGTGGTGCTGCCTGGATGTACCGCACGCATGCCTTTAGTGCTAGAGGCGACACCATTGGCGACATCATCACGCAAAGTAGCCTCTGGGTGACGCTCGCCAGCGATCTCTTTGAGGATCGCATTGCGGCGCGTATTGATCTCGCCAGCCTGAATCTTCCCCTCGTTAAATTCATCAATGACTTGTGTGGTCACACGGCGCATCGCGGTCGCTTCTTCATCTTGACCCCAGCCAGCGTGCTTGGCAAATGATCTAATGGCTGCTGGCATGATACCCATAGCGGTGATAAAGTTACGATTCTTCGCGGACGTGCTAGAGTCCTGAGCAAAATCCACCACATCCTCAAACATGTTTGACGCCAGGCGCCAACCGTTTGCGTGGTCTTGAAACTCCACCTCGACCATTGAGAATAATTGTGTTGCGTGTATCTTTGAGAGGGTGTTTGAGCTGTTGGCATCAAAGATCTTTGGCACAAGCGCACGCGCTTTTGCCCGTTGCTTCTTGGTACTTTTCGATGTTTTCTCCCCCGTCTTAGGATTGGTAATATTCTTGGATAAGACAGAGGCGGCTTCCAGATATAGTTCAGCAAAGACCGAATCATCAGTGGTAGCCGTCTCAGCATACGGTGAATTGATATTGCGATTCATCGCTTCATAGAATCCAGGTATAAGCCGATCATTCGCCTCTAAGATGTCGAGTGACGCCTGATCCATTTGCCCTGTAAGGATAGCCTTGCCTGTGCGTATTTCTGTCGCCTCTTGGTCTTTAATTAACATCTCACGCCCGACGACGTTGAGCTTCTTAATGGCTTGTAACGCGTCTTTTTCGGCTTGCTCATTGTCCTCAGCCTTCTCGAACAACTTACCAGAGCGCGCAAGTTCGAGGGCTTGGCGTGGGTCGGTCTGCTTCAAGTAGTCAAAGTGCGCTTTGTTGAAACTCAAGTGCTGCTCCTTGAGGATCTGGTCGCGCTTCTCAGGGGTCAGAATACCCTTCTCATGCGCCTCTAAAATCATCGTGTCAGAATCCATCATAATCTGCTGACGGGCAGCGAGCGTTGGCGCGTTAGCATACGCTTGACGATTAGCGTTTAGCCCTTCTTCGAGCGCACGCGTTGTAGACTTGACCAAGTTCGTCCGCGCCTGACTCCCTAGCTGAAACTGTATCTGCGTGACTTGTGTGGAGAGATTGCCGTGGAATTTCAGACGGGCGTTGGTGTCAATAATGCCCTTACCGCCCTCTGCGCTAATCTCCTTCAAGCGAGCGTAGTATTTTTCCTGATTGTCAAAGAGGTTGGGATCGCGCAAGGCTTCTTGTTGCACCTTCGCAATCTCTTGATTCGCCCAGGTCGTTGCCTCGGTGGTCTGCTTTAAGTCACGCACCTGGCGGACAGCCTCATCGACTTGTAACACATGCTCACCGAAGTCTTGGATATTGCGCCCTGTACGGCTCAACAGCTCAGGGTTGACGCGTGGGCCTGTGGCTTGTGGCGTGATCTTCTTTTGCGATTGATATTGTGGTATGCGTGGCACGATTAGCCCCCTAGTCCTGATGTAATGGCGAGCTTCGTTGCGCCTGTCGCCAACGTACCCAATGGCTGCAACCATTTCTGGGTCTTGTACTGCCCTGCTTGCGCCTGGTCAAAGCTGGCCTGGATGCGTGAACGTCGGGCAGCGACTTGGGAATTGTAGTAGTCCATCTGTAAGTCCATCTCAATATCTGTCGCGGTCTGCGCTAAGACTTCAAACGGTGAGCCGTCTGAGGTGACACCTGACTTGGCATACCTGGCGCGCTGTGAGCCGATAAACCGCTGTCCTTGTTCACGGCCACGCCCGATCTCTAGGCGTGCTGACGCTTCGATTAAGCGAGCGTCATCGAGGGCAATCGCGGCATTGTAGTTCGCCAGGTCTTGTGCTTTGCTGGCTTCTTGGTGCTGGCCGAACATCTTGAGGCCAGTGCCAGCGATCTGTAGTGCTGCTGGGATCATCAGAGCCAACGCTGGTAAGGGCATTAGTGTTCCTCCACGGTCAATTCGTACATCACCGCTAAGATATGTGCTGGTAATGGGTTGTGCATGTAGATTGAGACATAGCTATCAAAATCCCATCCCCCGTTATGCGGTACAATCAGGTCGCCACTATAGAGTGAGAGACCGTCAGGAATGTCTGCCCATTCACCAATATGTTCTTCGGGTGTGGCGTGTTCTTGGGTCACGCTATCCCCGACATGGAGAAAGATAGACGTATCTAAGACACGTACCGTCACCGTGTTAATGTTTTGCATCTGCCCTTGTGAGCTACCGATTCCCGTGGTCGCTGGTGGACGCAAGAGGTCGAGATAGGAGAAATACGGCAAGCCGACTTGAATCACAGAGGCGGCTGTGGCTGGGCTGGCGAGCGTCACCGCCCCATCGGTCACTACCTGTGAGGTACGAATATCTCCGTCCGCGAGAATCGCCACCGTTTCCCCTTCCAGATGATCCAGCCCAGAGATAGAGGTAACAGGTGTCCCGTCATAGGTCAGCCCTGAGTGGACAAAAAACGCATCCTCAATCGCATCCGTACCCCAGCGCCAGAATTTCTCCATAAACTCGACATACCGCACCGTGTTGCCATTGACAGAGCGTGTAATCACAAACCACGCCTCATCCCCGTTGACGGCTGTAGACGCAGGGATCACCGCGACATTCTCATACTTATCTGTGCTAAAACTATTCTGGCGGTGGCTTGTCCAGGCGGCCACCTCTTGCTCGACCTCACGGGTCATAATCGCCAGTGAGCCGTTGCCATTCACGCAGAGCAAGAGATTCATCGGTGACTGTTGGTACGCCATCTCCACGATCCCACTCGCGGAGGTAATATGCTCGGAGAGTAAGGTAATGTTATCTGCTTTGAAGGCATCGGTCTGAAAATTATAGGCCATCTCACGCACAATCAGGGTATCGCGCTGGGCGTAGTAGGTATAGTTGCCAATCTTCGCAGGGGCTATCGGAGCCACGCCATAGGTACTCTCACGCTTGACAATGACGTTCGTGGGTGTGAGGGGGTCAGCGTTCGAGCCAGAGGACAGGCTAAACACGCCCCCTGTCGTGCCTAAGAGTAAGATTTTCCCTGGGGCGAGCCAGCGTATCGGATTCGCTTGCTCGGTAGCAATGGTGTAGTTCAGGGCATCATCATCAGCCGTACCTGCGGTCATGTTCTCGTAGCTCTCAGTCTTAGACAGCCAGACGGTCTGGGGTTGTTCAGCTGTGCCAGCAAATCCCAGACGTTGCTCGTAGAAGGAAATCGCTTGTGGGTAGCCGTTGACCTCAGACCAGGCACCCTCAGCCCAATCGGTGACCGCCCCTGGGCCTGTGGCTTGGAAGATCTCGACCGTGAGATTGCTCGTATCCACAAAGGCCGTCACCTCAGCCCAGCCTGTACCCACACGCCAGATCGACCCGACATGATCGGAGGAGAAAATAGCTGTCGAGGCGGTCATCGTCCGTCCAGCCCCGACGGTATCAGCCGACATGGTAATGGTGGTGGCACTGGTATTCACAGGCAGATACGGGCCAGCACCATCAGCATCACCAAAGTCCGCAGGGTCAATCGTGGTCAGCGTCCAACTGGTATGCCCTGTGCGTGAGAGCTTGCGTGGTGTGTAGTCAGGATGTACCAGATACATAATATCAGCGGTCTGGGCGTACTGAATGAGTGGGAGATCCGCTTCGGCGTAGGGATGGGTAATTTCATAGATACGGGCGACCGTTCCCCCAGAGGTATACGCGGTGTAGGCTGACGTATCCACGTTCGCACCTGTATTACGATGGGTCAGGTTGAAATCAGCCCCAGCGACACCAGCGACCTTGAACTCTGTGCCATTGACTTCGGTCATCCCAGCGACACCAGTGATATAGACGTATTCACCGTTCGAGAGTCCGTGTCCTGCGGCCGTGACGACACCAGGATTCGCTTGTGTGATATTGGTGATCGCGGTCGAGGCTTCGAGAATCAAGCCCTGGTTGCGGAAGAAGCGGATATACCCATCATTCAGGCAAAGCATGTACGTCTGTGCGGTGGAGAATTGAAAGGGTATGAGCCGACAGGCTTCTGAGCTATCACGCACCTCATCCACATAGCGTGTACCAGGCTTACGCACCGCACCACCGTAGGGGGTCGCAATAAAATCACGCATCAGATACGCACCATTGGCGTACTTGCTGACATCGACGCGGCCGAGGATCTGGTCGGAAATCTCGCCAGACGTGAAATTCGTGTGGATGTGCTGGAGTTTAGCCACGGGCGAGGAAGATGTCGTCTTGGCGTATACGACGTGGACGACGACGCTCACCGCCACTGAGCGCTTTCGCCTTCGAGAGATACCGCGCATACTTCGTCTCATAGCCCTCAGCGATCGTCTTGGATCGGGTGATCGAGTACGCAAGATGGGCGCAGAGCTTGAGCGTGAACAGCTCGACAAAGACATCATCAAAGAGGGTCGTATCTGAGCAATCCCAGATGTATTTCAGATCCACAGGATCGGCATCGGAGTAGAGATATTTGACGGTACCGTTGGAGATAATCTCGTATTCTATCAGCGGATCGAGGGTATCGACTTCTTCTTCATTGATCGCCACAGGCCGTAGATAATCGGACGGTAAGACAAAACTATTCGTAAAGTCATATTTATCTTCAACAGCACTCACCACACCGACCACACCACCTGACACCCAGGCATCATACCCTGTGGAATCTTCGTCATCGAGTTCAAAAGTATCAGCGGTCAGGACGGTGATGGTGAAGATACGCCCGTTGAGATTGGTCATACCCACAATACCAGAGAGACTGACAATATCCCCTGTCGTGAATCCATGCGCGGTTTCTGTCACCACGGCTGGGTTCGCTTGGGTCACACCCTCAATGTTCTGTGAGGAATCTATCACGCGCCCTAACGCTTCGACGCGTGTGGCAAACGGCCAGGGATGCTCAGACAAGAGCGCACGACGCATCGGGTCGTAGACGTTATTGATCTTGGCCGCATGGGTCGAGGCTTCAGAGAATGAGGCAACACGCTTCTGACTCAGACGGTCAAAGGCTTGATTGACAAGTAGGACACTGGTAGCAACACCCATACAACCCCCTTAAAGAAACACGGGCTTGTCAGCGCAAGCCAACAAGCCCGTGAGAAACGCAGGACAGATTGACCTACGCTTAGTCTTTCGTGTAGTAGATCGCTGATTTAATCGTACCAGTGATCGCTGCGGACGCAGTGGTAATTAAGATCTGCGTGTCAGGCGTCGACGCGGTGGTGTTATCCACGGCGTAGTTCGCCCCATCAGCCAACGCGCTGATAAACGTCGAACCTGCCGACGAGACATCATACGCGTTCAGGTACCGATTCGGATCTTCTGCATCCCCGACATCAATCGTCGCTGCGCCGAGGGCATCGTGGGTGATTTTAATATCCACCACGTTTGCACCCACAGGCAGGTCGCCACCAATTTCGATGACCGTCCCTGACGCTGCGGCGGCAGCTTCGTAGGTATCTAAGGCAACACGTAAGATTCCACCCTGCTTCCCAGCAGACAGCGTGTGCGATGTGTCAGTCGCATCTAGGATCGTTCGATTTACACCTTTAACTGTAGCCATTATTCAATCCTCCCTGATAATTGTAACGATGCTCGCCGTGTAACCTGCCAAGCGTTCTTTGATGCTCGATTGCAAGGGCGGCATGTTCTGCCCCCGTTGGAGTGGATGAACGTATTTGCCTCTGTCCATTCGTGCAGTTGCTTACGGCACATCTTTCTGCCGCTTTTCACGAAGTTCCTACCTGGACGAGTCGCATACCAAGACAATAATTCTCCAATCTTGGCCTTACGCTTCGAGGACATAATCGGATAGATGGCCTTCATCACAAGTTCGGCTGCTTCGCCATAGATCGCCCAACGATAATAGTTGTTGTGCTTAGGGTTATCGCGTTCATAATACCCAACGCGACCCTGGCACAGATCAACCAATTTATCAATCGGGTCTTTCTGAACCTGTGCAGCTTGAACGGTGATAGTGCCTCCACATCGCATGAAGGAACCCTCACCTTCCAAAAATCCTGCTATCCAATATATATCTTCTATTCGTAAGTCGTTCATTATCAGCACCTTACATCACTCTGTACAGGCCACCTCAACCACTTTTTCTTCTTCCAGACGAATCGCACCAATACCCAACGAGACGTAGACCTGGATCGCGTTATCTTTATCGCGACGTGGGCCGATGTCTGACATGATGTCTTGGGCGATAGCCAGGACGATTCCCGACTTCTGGTAACACAGTACCTGGCGGTTGGAGTCGGTATCCGTACCCAAGCGCTGTGTGCGCTTGAACTGGAACCCTGCGAAGGAGTCAATCTTGCCTTCGGCGAGCGCCTTGACCGTGTTGTAGTCAGCCGACTTGACCTCTGTCGCGTTCAAGAGATCAGCCACCTGGCCTGCGGTCACGATACAGTAGCGTTCCTCGTCAGGATCGGTGTCGTTCGCATCGAGGATTTCTTTCGCCGCGAGTAACTTGGCGACATTCATCCCTGTCGAACCGTGTACCACCTTCTGCGTGGATGGCAAGGTTTCCGTCGTGGCTCCAGCCTTCCCAGAGTAGGAGTTACCCGTCGCAGCAGCGATGATCTCGTCATCCATAGCACGACCCAGCGCCCACATACCTGACACAGCGTAGGGGTTCGTCGGATCTTGGAGCATTTTGAGCTTGTCTTGTTTATCGAGCAGCTTGGCGTGGACGTAATCGAACATCGTCACGCGGCGTCTCTGGTGATTGGGGTCGCTTAATACCGTATCGGCATTACGCGCGGCTTTCTTGACGGCGGTGTCTGTACCGAGCTGGTCGAAATAGGCTTCCTCACCTACGACGCCACCTTCCACCATAACGGTGCCACGGAGCCGTGACCCCTTCTGCTGGACAAGGTGCATGACATTCGCACCGAACTGTTTGACAAATGCTGTGGTTATATCAGCCATTGTGTAATCCTCCTGTGAACAACCATTACCTAGAGAAACATCGTAACATCCAGGCAGTGTGGGGTTGTCCTTGCGGATCGCACAACTGCGATATAGGTGGGTAGCGCTCTAGATTCACAGGGAGTTGTCTAGAGATACCCGTTCCTGTTGACTAGTGTAGCATGTCAAGCAGAAATGTACAATGATTTATGTGACCAATTCTTCACCATGTACCAGCGCAAACAAGCGTGTCATTTCTTCCACGGCAGCAGCATGATCGGGATGCTCTTTCTTGTGGTACGCATGCTCTTTGTTCATCTGGATCGCATTGATCTGCTTTTGTGCCGCCTCTGGTGTGTAGCCATCAGGACGCGGAGAGCCAGCGCCCAGGATTGGCTCACTCAGCTCATTGCCGAGCGTAATCATTGCACGCATGAAATCAGGGTCATGCCCGAACTTCTGTGCCAGGGCAGGGGCGGCATCCCCAGCGGCAAAGCGTAGGGTTTTCTCCGCTAAGACCTTGTTCGCATCCCAGGCTGGGCCAAACTCACGTTTTAAGGCTTGCTCAGCTTCCTCGACGGCTTGATTGTGTGCGGCGATCCCTTGCTCAGCCTCGGCGTGCTTCTGTGCCACATAGTCTTGATAGACCCCAGCCGCTTGCCGCTGTGAGAGGCCGTGTTTATGTGCTAGCTCTGACCAGCCTGTCTGTGACTCAGGCTGCACAAAGTCCTCTGGAATACCCTCTGGGGCGGCTAATTGGTAGCCATTCGGCGCATCAGGCATCCCTAGACGCTTGTAGACATCCTTCCAGGTTGGGTCATCATCACTGGTCGGCAGGATCAGCTTCTCTTTGCCAATCAGGGATTGGGCGTTCAAGTAGGCTTTCGCTAAGTCATCGGTAGACTTGAAGTTCTGCATGCTCGGATTGGCACGCAAGTCCTCAGAGATACTCTCGTTCCATTTCGGTGTCGTGAC